GGATGCTGCGGGGTTCGTGTTTGCGTATACGACTAATCCGGCTACGTCTACGTATGCGTCTGTCGGTTCTCGGCTTTGCTTTAAGACCGCAAATCGGGCACGGCAATTCGGTGAAATGTTTGCCGACTTGTACAACGAAGTGTTCCTTTTCAAATAGAATGTGTTTCATAGTAAAACAAATCGGATATGGAAAAAGAACTTGGGCAGGAATACAAGAACCCGATTCAACGTGAAGCATTCTTGAAAGATAATTGCGATGCTTGCGAAAATAAGGGCTACATGAAGCCATACACCCCGGAAGAATTGCAAGGGCATAAAGAAAACCTTGCCAACGTGTCGATTGAGATTGAAGAACTTGAAAACAAAAAGAAAGAAGCGATGGAAACTTTCAAGGGCAAGTTGAAGCCCTTGCAGGAACAACGCAAACAGATGGTTCGCAATATCAAGGCAAAGGCGGAATATGTAACCGAAACGTGTTACAGGTTCACCGACCAAGAAACAAAGGAAACCGGGTACTACAACAAGGACGGCAAATTGGTTGAGAGCCGCCCGGCGACCGCTGACGAACTGCAACCCACCATTTTTGGCGTGGTGCGCAATCTTAACCCCAAAACAGGAACGGACAATTAACAACTAAATTTTTGAATCATGGATAATGAAAAATTGCAAATCAACCTTGCGCCCGGAATGAGCAAAGCGGAACTTGTCATTCGTGAGGGTGCAGCAGCGAAAGAACTTGAACCCAAAGCACCCGTCAAAACTAACTTGAAAGGTGTTATCGGGGCGGTCGTTGAATACCTCAAAAAGAGAATTAACACCGGGCAATTTGAACAAAAAGATTGCCTTGTGCTTGTAAACCGTGAATCAATCGAAATCACCTTGATAACGAATGAAGCGGATGAATACAGACGTGGCGAAATCACGGGCAAATTGAGTTACAACCCCAAGTTCATTGAATTTGGGATTAACGTCAACAAGGTATGGCAACCAACGGAACTTGGTTTGTTTATCAAGATGAACCGGGCATTCTTTGCCGACCGTGCCGAAAATATGAAATTGGTTACAAGCCTGATGAACTTCACCGCCGATGTGAATAACAAGATTGAAAGGGCGGTCAAGGAAAACGGCAACCGCACGGACAATTTCGCCCAAGTGGTCAATTCCAACTTGCCGGAATCATTCACCATCCAAATGCCCATCTTCAAGGGTATGCAGCCCGAAACAATAGAGGTGGAAACATTCGCACAGGTAAACGGGCGTGAAGTCGCCTTTGTGTTGTTGTCGCCGGGCGCACAAGTAACGCTTGAAGATTTGCGTGACAAGGTTATTGATGAACAATTGGAGCAAATAAGGGAGATTGCGCCGGAAATCGCAATCATTGAAGTTTAACAAAATGCCCCCGGCTTGCTTGTCGGGTCGGGGGCTTCAATATCGCAACAATGAATGATTTGAAAATAACATTGGAATCCCTTGTGGCAAGGTATAACACAACGGCATTCATGGAGAATGACCCGGTGGCATTTCCACGTTGTTTCTTGGGTAAATCCAAACAAGATATTGAAATTGCCGCTTTCCTTGCTTCGACAATTGCTTGGGGCAATAGAAAACAGATAATGAACGGTTGCCGAAAGATGTTGTTTGACATTATGGATGGCAAGCCTTATAATTTTGTGATGCACGGAAGTTGGCAACACATAGACCCGAAATGCAACATTCACCGTACATTTTTTGGTCGTGATTTGGCGTATATGTGTCGGGGCTTGCAATTTGTGTATCTGACAAGCAACACTTTGGCAATCGCTTTCGGACAAGGTGGCTTAACCGTTTGGGATGGCTTTTCAAGATTGCGTGAATTGTTCGCACAAGCGAATGGCGGTGAATACTCAAAGCATATATCTGACCCGACACCCAACAGGCACAAGGGCGGTTCACCTTGCAAAAGACTGAATCTTATGTTGCGTTGGTTATGCCGTCAAGATGGAATTGTTGATTTGGGCGTTTGGCATAACTTGAAGCCAAGTCAATTGATGATGCCCCTTGATGTTCATGTCGCCCGTGTGGGGCGTGAATTGGGCTTGATTACACGCCAAGGCAACGACCGTAAGACCGTTGAGGAACTGACCCGGAATTTGGCGGCTTTCGACCCCCAAGACCCGTGTAAATATGACTTTGCGTTGTTCGGTATCGGTGAATCACAAAAACACGTCAAGCGATGAAAGAAGTGTATTATTTCCAACATGATTACAATGCCCGGAATGACCCAAAATTGCAAGACGTGTTGATTGAACACGGCGCAACTGGAATTGGTGTGTTTTGGTGCATTGTTGAACAACTATATGAACAAGACGGCTTCTTGCCCCTGAAATCATGCAAAAGTATTGCATTTGCATTGCACGTGGAAAGCACGGTTGTAGAAAGTGTTGTGCAAGACTTTGGATTATTCCAAAATGACGGGGAAAAGTTTTGGTCAAATTCGGTAAATGCACGTCTTGAAAAACGCAAGACCATTTCGGAATCAAGAAAACTTGCGGCGATAAAGCGTTGGCAATCAATGCAAGCCCAACAAGAGCAATGCAAAACGAATGCAAATGCAATGCAAGATATATCCAAAGAAAAGAAAAGTAAAGAAAAGGAAAGTAAAGATTCTAATGATATAGAAAGGGAAAAAGCAAAAACCGTCAAACGGTTTTGCCCCCCTACTTTGGAAGAAGTGCAATCCTACATTCAAGAAAAAGGATATTCAGTTGATGCGGAAGCATTCATTGCGTTCTACGAAAGCAAAGGTTGGATGGTCGGCAAAAACAAGATGAAAGATTGGCGGATGGCGGTTGTCACATGGTCGAAACGTGACAATATACGCCCGGCAAGAAAAGCAAGTGTAACAAAAAAATGCAATGACGAATGGACATAAAAGACACCATAACGGACAAAGACGGCAAGCAAAAGACCGTAAAAGTGCAGATGCCAAGTATCGGGCGAATTATGGAAGCCGTGAAGCAACGTGGGTTGTTTGTCGGCATTACCCGTTACCAATACTTGCAATATGACGTTGAAGAAGCATTGAAGATTGTTGAAGCAATCGGAAAAAGCCGAAACGCAAAGTTTGTGATTGACGATGAAAACCGCTTCACTTACGAAAACTTCATCAAATGGTGTCATTGCGACACGTCAATGCGATGCCTTGACCCGGAAACAAGGCAGATTGTTCCGGGGAATTTGAAACGTGGAATTTACATTGCGGGAAATACAGGTTCGGGCAAATCTTGGTGTCTTGAAATCATGCTTGCATATAGTGCTGCATGGGGTTTCCGGGTGTCAATGGAGAAAGACAACACGACACGCCCTTTGTGGTGGGCAACCTTTCGGGCGGATGAAATTTGCGACAGGTTCATTGAAGATGGGAACATCCAACGGTTCAAGACACAAGGCATTCTTGGTGTTCAGGATTTAGGCAGCGAGCCGCAAGAATCAATGTACATGGGCAATCGCCTTGATGTGATGCGGAATGTGCTTGAATACAGAGGTGACAAGACCGATGAATTAACCCTTATCACTTCAAATCTTAAAATCAACGGTGAAGCATTATCCAACAGGTATGGCGACCGTGTGGCAAGCCGACTTCGGGAAATGTGCAACTATTTTGAAATCAAAGGAAAAGACAGACGTAAAATTTAACAACTATGATAACAAAAGAAACAGCAAGGCAAATTTACAATTGCCACCAACAGATTGAAGAAATCGGAAAAATCAAGTCCGAAATGTGCGAGGAAGTCAAAAAGGCGCGTGAACGTGCGAAAAAAGACCAACGCCCCATTGCTGAAAATGAATCAAGTTTTGGCAAATATGGAAAGGGTATGCAATTGGGCGTTCCCGATGGTATATGTTCATCAATGCGCATTTTCAACATATCGCCTGAAATTGCCATTCAGGTAATGGATGAACAAGTGGAAGTGTTGAAAAAGCGGCTTCAAGAACTCAAAGCAATTGCAAAGATAGAACTTGAAGCAAATGACAAATGAAGAATTGAAACAGACATTGGGCGATGATTTATGTGATTATTGCCCGTGGAAACAAGGCGAAATCGACCATCTATGCGATAGTATTTGCGAGGGTTTATATTGCAATGATGCGTTGGATGCTTTCTTGGATGAAAACCAAGATTATTTTGATGATGATGCGGAATAAATAACTAATAAACGATATAACAATGGACGGTATTATCATTCAACAAGATGCGGTCTATAAAACCGAAAAAGGTACACCCGTGACCGATTCTTTGAAAGTCGCACAGGTGTTCGGCAAACAGCATAAGAACATTATGCAAGCAATAAGAAACATCTTGGGGTCGGCTGAAAATTCAGCCCACCGCCGATGGTTTGCAGAATCAAGTTATTGTGATGCACAAGGCAAATCACGACCGATGTTCATAATGAACCGTGACGGATTTTCCTTGCTTGCAATGGGTTTGACGGGTGCAAAAGCAATGCAATTCAAGGTTGCATTCATTGAGCAATTCAATGCGATGGAAAAGGTCGTGCGGCAAGTGACACAATCCACCGCCCCGGCGATACCCCAATCATTTGCGGAAGCATTACGCCTTGCAGCGGCACAGGCGGAACAAATCGAGCGGCAACAAAAGCAGATTGAAGCCGATGCGCCCCGTGTCCTATTCTCACAAGCGGTTGAAACCGCCAAACAATCCGTGCTTATCGGTGAACTTGCCAAGATAATATGCCAAAACGGTGTTCAGACGGGCGAAAAGCGGCTTTTCCAATGGATGCGTGACAACGGTTATTTGTGCCAATATGGTGAAAGGTACAATCAACCGACCCAAAAGGCAATGGAAATGGGCTTGTTCGAGATAAAGAAAACAACCATTCAGAAGCCAAACGGCGACACTCTTATATCCAACACGACCAAGGTAACGGGCAAGGGTCAAGTGTATTTCGTGAATAAGTTTTTGCATAACCATCAAAAGAACTTGCAGCCATGAGGATATACATTTCAGGAAAGATAAGCGGCTTGCCTTATAAGGAAGCCGAACAAAGGTTTGAAGATGCGGAAGCCTTATTGACGGAACTTGGCTTTGAAGTGATAAACCCGTTAAAGAATGGTCTTGCGACCCATGAAGAATGGATAAAGCATTTATGCAAGGATATTGAAATGCTGCATTCGTGTGATGCAATCTACATGATGGATAATTGGACTACTTCAACCGGGGCTTCAATAGAATTTGATTTTGCCAACCGCACGGGCAAGGATGTATTGTTTGAATCAAACATAATCATTCTAAATGATGAATACAAGGCAATCTTGCGCATACAAAATGCAATCCATGAAGTGACAGGGTTACGCTTCAATCAATATATCACCAAGTCGCGCAAGCGTGACGGGGTGTTTGCCCGGATGATATTCGTGTATCATTGCCGCAAGCGAAAAATGAAGCTGACACAGATAGCCAAGTATGTTCGCCGTGACCATTCTTCGATGCTTCATTTATTGCGGAAGTATGATGATGATTTCAAGTACAATCCGCAATTCCGGGATATGGCGACAAGGGTAAACAATATATTGAATAAAACAAATGAAACCGCATAAATTCGATTATCGTTGGACTTTGAAAGATGCCCACTTCACCAAAGACAAGGGGGCGGTCTTTTCATGTTTTGCTTGTGGGGGGGCAGTTCTATGGGTTACAAACTTGCCGGGTTCGATGTAATCGGGTGCAATGAGATAGACCACCGCATGATGTACGCATATTGTCAGAACCACAACCCCAAGTTCCCTTTCCTTGAACCGATACAGACATTCAAGGATAGAACGGATTTACCGCCCGAATTGTACAATCTTGACATTTTGGACGGGTCGCCGCCTTGTTCTACATTTTCGATGGCTGGTGTGAATTGCGGGCGTGAAAAAAGTTGGGGCAAAATGAAGAAGTTTAGAGAGGGGCAAGCCGAACAAGTTTTAGACACCTTGTTTTTCGACTTCATAGACCTTGCAAAGAAGCTGCAACCCAAAGTCGTTGTCGCCGAAAATGTCAAGGGGTTGTTGCTTGGTGAAGCCAAGGATTATGTAAGACGGATATACGAGGGCTTCGAGGATGCCGGGTATTATTGCCAACATTGGTTGCTTGATGCACAAAAGATGGGTGTTCCGCAACGGCGTGAACGGGTTTTCTTTATCTGTTTACGGAAAGACCTTGCAACCCCATTTTTGGTGATGCAAAGCCTTTTCAATGATGTGCCGAAATTAGACCTTGACTTCAAAGAAGCACCAATTATGTTTTCCGATGTCGTTGCGGGCGTTGGTCGTGAAATAAAATCAAAGGAGATGCGGAAAAGATGGGAATCAAGATTGCCGACCGATGATGATTTTGGTGATGTAACAACAAGGCTTTATGGACGGCGATTGACATTCAACACGCAATTTGCATTCCTTGACCGTGTGTGCAATACTCTTACGGGAAAAGAAGATTCAACGGTGCATTATGATAAACCGTTTTATCTTTCGACCCAAGAAGTGACGACAATTGCAACATTTCCACAAGACTACAATTTTGCGGGTAATAAACCCCATTATGTGTGCGGAATGTCCGTGCCGCCCGTAATGATGGCACAAGTGGCAAGCAGAATATGGGAACAATGGTTATCGAAGATTTAGAAAATAATGTTTCACTATAAAACAAAAGACAATGAAGTTACTATTCTTTGACCTTGAAACGACCGGGGTAAATCCCGGCAAGAATGGAATCCATCAAATATCGGGTGAAATCGTGATTGATGGTGTTTCCAAAGAACAATTCGACTTTCACGTTCAACCAAACCCAAGGGCGATAATCGAAGATGAAGCCTTGAAAGTTGCAGGGGTAACACGTGAACAAGTGTTGGCATACCCGCCAATGCGACAAGTATATTCCGAATTTGTTGCGATGCTTGAAAAGTATGTCGATAAGTACAACAAGAAAGACAAGTTCTTCTTGGTCGGTTATAACAATGCGGCTTTCGACAATCAATTTTTGCGTGGATTCTTCTTGCAGAACGGCGACCAATACTTTGGTTCTTGGTTTTGGTCGAACACAATTGATGTGATGGTGCTTGCATCCGCATACCTTGCGACCCGCCGCCCTGTCATGGAGAATTTCAAGTTATCCACGGTCGCCAAAACGCTTGGCGTTGATGTCGAAAGTGAATCATTGCACAATGCCTTATATGACATAAACTTGACAAAGGCGGTGTTTGATATTGTAACCGACAGACGATGAAGAATATAGAATTATTCAATGACCATTTCCAAAACTTCAAAGTTTATGGAATCCCGAAAGCGCAATTAATCATTGCCGACCCGCCTTATAATTTGGGGGTCAATGCTTATGCAAGTAATCCGGCATGGTATGTCGATGGGGATAACAAAAACGGAGAATCGGAAAAGGCTGGTAAGGAGTTTTTCGATACGGACAAGGATTTTCGCCCGGCTGAATTTATGCACTTTTGTTCGCAGATGCTTATAAAAGAGCCTAAACAACCGGGGAAATCCCCTTGCATGATTGTGTTTTGCGAGTTTGAACAACAATTTAAATACATAGAACTTGGCAAACGATATGGTTTTAACCATTACATCAACCTTGTTTTCCGAAAGAACTTTTCCGCACAAGTGTTGAAAGCGAATATGAAAGTCGTTGGCAATTGTGAATATGGGATATTGTTGTACCGGGATAAGTTGCCCAAGTTCAACAATGATGGCAGGATGATTTTTAATTGCTTTGATTGGATAAGGGATAGCGAAACGCCCAAAGTGCATCCGACACAAAAGCCCGTTCCTTTGCTTGAACGCCTTATTCGGATATTCACAGACCCCGGCGATGTGGTTATTGACCCTTGCGCCGGAAGTGGAACAACATTGTTGGCGGCGGCAAACCTACAAAGAAAGGGTTATGGATTTGAAATTAAGAAAGACTTTTACAAGGCGGCAAAAGAACAAGTCTTATCGCATTTCACGCCAAAATTGTTTTGACCGGGTATTATTAACATATAAAACTTCAAGAAATGACTTACAACGATTTGACCGAAAAAGTGCATTCCAATGCCGTAAAACACGGCTTTTGGGATGAAAAAAGAAGCAACGAACATTGTTTGATGCTTGTGATTACCGAAATCGCCGAAATGGTGGAAGCTGACCGCAAGCGTAACAAAGCAGGGGTCGGCGCAAAGCTGATTATCAAACAGGACATGGGGAAAGGCAAAGCATTTGAAGATGCGTTTGAAGCAATAGTAAAGAACACCGTTGAAGATGAAATGGCGGATGTCGCCATTCGCCTTTTCGACCTTGCCGGGGCATTGGGAATTGACTTCGAGAAAATGAAGCCTTGCCGATATTACCGGGCATTCGACAAGTTCAGCTTTACCGAAAACGCATTTGCCTTGTGCAAGGGTCTTTCCCGTGACGTGATAGGCATTGAAAAGCGCATTCAATTCGGTATTGCGTATGTCAATGAATGGGCAAAGTCTTTGGATATAGACTTGTGGTGGCACATTATGCAAAAGATGCGCTACAACGAAAGCCGCCCAATCCGGCATAACAAAGCGTATTGACAAGCGAATGCAATGCACTTGCATAACAAAAGGAATGTATTTGTATAACTTAAAAACAAACGTATATGTTTCAATGTGAAGTAATTGGCAATATCGGGAATGATGCCGAAATCAAGGATTTCAGCGGCAAAAAGTATGTGTCATTCAATGTCGCCCATTCCGAAAGGAAAAAGGATGCCCAAGGGGTTGTGACAGAATCAACGGTGTGGGTGTCCGTCCTTTGGTATGGTGATGGCGGCGGGCTTACGCAATACTTGAAAAAGGGATGCAAAGTGTTTGTCCGGGGGCGTTTGTCCTTAAAGACCTATCAAGACAAGCACGGCAACACGCAAATCGCCGTCAATGTCAATGCGAATGAAGTTACCTTGTGCGGTCTGAAAGGCGAAAGCCAACCGACAGGAGCAACGACACAGGCAGCACAAGCCCAACCGCAAGCATCCGACAATATGGAAGATGATTTGCCATTTTAATTGCGTGTGATATGAGGTGCAAATATGATAACATCATTGCCATTGACCCCGACAAAGGAAAATCGGGCGTGGCGTTCCTCAAACCGACAACACGGCAATTGGAAGTGTCGAACTTGGCTTTTCCGCAATTGATGGATTACTTGCAATTCTGCAAAAAGACAGGCATTGACAAAGGCGAAACATTGATTGTCGTTGTTGAAGCCGGATGGATGGTCAGGAAAAGCAATTTCCATGAAGCGCAAGGACACCGGGCGGAAAAAATCGCAAAGGATGTCGGGGCGAACCATGAAACAGGGCGCAAGATTATCGAAATGTGCAAGCATTACGGAATCAACGTCTTGGAACACGCCCCGTTGGTCAAGTGTTGGAAAGGCAAAGACCGAAAGATTACCCAAGAAGAATTGGCTTCATTTACGGGTTTGACCGGGCGCACCAACCAAGATGGGCGTGATGCGGCTTTGCTTGCATGGGTGTTTTCGGGCTTGCCTATCAAGGTAAAAGTTGGATAACTTATGCTTAACTTTTTTTGCAAAAGGGTGTGTTATAGTAACACACCCTTTAATTTTGCAATTGCATTGCAAACTAAATTCAAAAGCAGATGAAACCAATTGATTTTCCGCAATCCACAAAGGTATTGCAAAAGCCGTCTACCATGTCAGACAATGAATGTTCATCATTGCACGTGTGGAATGACGGCAAACAATGTGTTTCTTGTTGGAAGCCGACTTTCAAGGAACGAATGAACATTTTATTCGGCGGTAAAGTGTGGCTTGGTGTCCTTTCGGGGAAAACACAACCGCCCGTCTTTGTTTCGGGCGAAATGGTCTTTGAAAAAGCCCCGTTAAAAGCCCGCATTTCGGCTTTTTGGGGAAAGGCAAAGGAAAGTATCATTCAAACATGGGAAAACCTTGCAGAAGCCGCCAAACAGCCCGATAAACGGAAACATTTTTATGTCGGCTTTGTCATTGCGCTTGTTGTAGGTGTCTTGTTTGGGGCTTTGGTCGGTTTTGTAGCCGGAAGCCTTGCCGGAGCAATCAAAGAATGGTGGGATTCCAAAGGTCACGGCACGGTTGAATTGATGGACTTTATCTTCACCATGATTGGTGCGCTTTGCGGGGCTTTGGTAGCCTTGATTGTTTGTGTGTTGTTCAATATCCATTCCGTGTTGTCATGGCTACTAAAATAATCGAAGCGAGTATTGAAACCCTTATCCCGGACAATAAGAATTTCAACAAGGGAACGGAGTTTGGCGAACACCTGATGGATAAATCCTTACGGGAATTTGGGCTTGGTCGGTCAATCCTTATCGACAAGAACAACCGCATTATCGCTGGGAACAAGACAGCCGAAAAAGCCGCCGACATTGGCTTTGACAATGTTATCATTGTTGAAACTGACGGCAATTCACTTGTGGCGGTCAAGCGAAAGGATATTGACCTTGATTCGGCAAAGGGGCGTGAACTTGCCCTTGCTGACAACGCCACAAGCAAAGCGAACCTTTCTTTTGACACGGACTTGATAATGCAGGAAGCGGAAAAGTTCGACTTTGACCCGGAAGAATGGGGCGTTTCTATGGATGCCCAAGATGAAAACGAGAATAAAGAAGAAAGCCCCGGCAAAAAGGTGATTGATACAAGGTTGATTGTTGAATGCGGCGATGTAACCAAGTTGTCTTTGTTATTCAATGAGTTACAAGAAAGGGGCTTTAAGTGTGAATTGAAAGAATAAAGTAATGAAAGTGACAAAAATGGACTAAAAAAGGCGTAACATGGCGAAATACGGTAAGAAAATAGTTGAAAAGATTGTCGGACTTGTCAAGTCGGACACGTTCACCATTGCCGAAATATGCCGCCAAGTGGGTATCACCCCGAAAACTTACCATCAATGGATGGATGATTACCCCGACTTTGCCGATGCAATCGAGCAAGCAAAGGATGAAAGGATGCAATTCTTTGTTCAAGAAGCAAAGAAATCATTGTTGAAGAAGATACAGGGCTACGATGTGACCGAAACAAAGGTTGTCACCATTCCAAGCAAGGTGAAAGATGAAAAGGGCAATCCAAAGCCGATAATCAAGGAACAAACGACCACCAAGAAGCACATTCAGGCAGACACGGCGGCAATCATATTCACCTTGACGAATGGCGACCCGGAACATTGGAGAAACAGACAAACAACCGAGGTTACAGGCAAAGACGGAAAGGATTTGTTTGCGGGCAAGTCGGATGAAGAATTGGATAATGAAATTGCGGAATTGCAAAGGAAGTTAGAATAATGGCGCAAAGGGCTGACAAGATACGGTATTGTAAGGCATTGAAAGAACGGCTTATTCGTGAAAGCCGTTCCGATTTGTTGCGTTTTACCCTTGCCACCATGCCCACATTCCGCCCGGCGGACTTTCACCGCCGATATTACAAGGTTCTGACAGACTTTGCGCAAGGCAAAATCCGCAAATTGATGGTGTTCATGCCGCCCCAACATGGCAAATCCGAGGGTTCAACAAGGCGTTTGCCCGCTTTTCTTTTGGGCAATGACCCTGAAAAGCGGTTGGCGATTGTGTCCTACAATGCCCCCAAAGCAAGAAAATTCAACCGTGAAATCCAAAGGATAATCGACACCCCCGAATATCACGAGATATTCCCGGAAACCAACCTTAATGCCGCCAATGTGACCACGATTGCCGGGTCTTGGTTGCGCAATGCGGATGAATGCGAGATTGTAGGACACCGGGGCAGCTTCAAGACGGTTGGTGTCGGTGGTGCTTTGACGGGTGAACCCGTTGATATTCTTATCATGGATGATATTTACAAGGATGCAAAGACGGCATGGTCGCCCATTGTCCGTGAAAGTGTGTCGGATTGGTACGATACGGTGGCGGAAACCCGACTTCACAATGAATCCCAACAATTGATTGTCTTTACACGATGGCATGAAGATGATTTGGCGGGTACGTTGTTACGGCAACAAGGCGTATATGACCCCAAAGACAATCCCGATGGGTGGGTTGTTGTCGTTTACAAGGCTATCAAAGAGGACAAGCCGACAGAGTATGACCCACGGAAAGAGGGTGAAGCACTTTGGGAAGAAAGACACAGCTTAAAGAAGCTGCAAGCGATACGCAAACGCAATCCCCAAGTGTTTGAATCCTTGTATCAACAAGACCCCCAACCCCGTGCCGGACTTATGTACGAAAGCGGCTTTGTTGAATACACCATTCGCCCGGCGACAAAGTATGTCAAGCGGAAATGTTATGTCGATACGGCGGACACGGGCGCAGATTATTTGTGCGCCATTGTCTATGATGAAACGGATGTTGCCAATTATGTTGTGGATGTACTTTACACGACACGCCCGGTTGAGTACACAGAACCCGCACTTGCAAAGATGCTGACCAAACACGGCGTTGCCTTGTGTATTGTTGAAGCGAACAATGGCGGTCGCCTTTTCAAGAACAATGTTGAAAAGCAATGCCGACTTATGGGCAACGGCAAAACGGCATTCACGGCATTTCACCAAACCGAAAACAAAGATACGAGGATATACCAACATTCGGCAATGGTGCAGAACCTTACATTCATGCCGCAAGGTTGGAAAACCCTATTCCCTGAATTTGCCAAGGCGATATGCGGCTATTTGAAAGCCGGGCAAAATGAACATGATGATGCCCCGGACGCATTGACGGGAACAATCGAAAAAAGAGCAAACCACCGCAAATCGGATGTGGCGGGGCTTTTTGGATATTAAAGTGTTTCACTATAAAACAATAACGATATGCCAATTGACGAAATTTTCAAGAAAGCAACGGCAAATGATGTGATTTCGGAATTGAAGTCTTGCCGTTTCATTCCACAACCTGATGTGGAGAGTGCAGAAAAGGCACTTAACCCCAAGTTGCATGATATTAACGACCCGGTTATTCGCAAGGATAAACGGGTAAAGATTGATGCCGACGATGAAGCGGAATCGGCGCAAAAGATTATCACGGTGGATGGCGAAAGTACCAATTACAGAACGGAAAAGGTTGCAAGAATTGCCCTTGCCATTCAAAGGTTGATAATAAACCGTGCCGTGTCTTTCTGTTTCGGCAACCCTATCAATTACAATGCGACCCCATCCAATGACAATGAAGCGGCGATTGTCTTTGCCTTGAACCGCATATTGTATGATGTCAAAAGCACTTCTTTGAACCGCAAAATCGGTCGTTCCATTTTCGGTTACAAGGAATGTGCGGAGTATTGGTACACGGTAGATAAGCCCAATTCCAAATATGGCTTCAAGTCGAAACACAAGTTGCGTTGTGCCTTGTTTTCGCCCGCTTATGGTGATACCCTTTACCCCTATTTTGACGAAACGGGCGACATGGTAGCCTTTTCACGGTCTTTCAGCCGAAAGGATGCCGGGGAAAATGCCGTTGATTATTTTGAAACATTCACAGACAAAGAACATTGGTTGTGGATTAATGGGGAAAATGGCTATGAAGCCGCACCGGGCTATCCAAAGCCTATCACGATAGGCAAAATCCCCGTGATTTACGGACACCAACCCAAGTTTGAAACGGAAGATGTGGATAAACTGATTGACCGTTTGGAAACCTTGTTGTCGAACTTTGCCGATACAAACGACTATCACGCAAGCCCCAAGATATTCACAACGGGCATAATCAAAGGATGGGCAAAGAAAGGCGAAAGCGGTGCAGTCATTGAGGGTGAAGATGGTGCAACCATGCAATATGTGTCTTGGCAGTCAGCCCCGGAAGCCGTCAAGTTGGAGATTGAAACCCTTTTGAAGATGATTTATACAATCACCCAAACGCCGGATATTTCGTTTGATTCGGTCAAGGGGCTTGGGGCTATAAGCGGCATTGCATTGAAGTTGCTTTTCATGGATGCCCATCTTAAAGTGCAAGACAAACGGGAAATCTTCGATGATTATTTGCAACGGCGTGTGAATGTCATTCTTGCCTATATCGGCAAGATGAACAACGTATTGGAAGCGGATTGCGAAACAATCGCCATTGAACCCGAAATTGTGCCGTATATGCTTACAAGTGAGATTGACGAATTGAACTATTGGCTTACGGCTAATGGCAACAAGCCCGTCATATCGCAAGAAGAATCGGTCGAGAAAGCCGGACTTTCAAGCAATGTTGAATTGACCATGCAGAAGTTGAAAGACCAAGCGACAACCGAAAATTCATTCATAATCGGCGAACCACAACTTGAAATGGATGCGTGATGAAAAGGAAAGTCATTGAAACGCCAAAATATCAATGCCGGGATTGTGCGCATTCATGTGATTGGCACGAAAAGAATTGGAAAGGTGAATTGTTCATGTGCAAATGCCCTTTCCACAAAGAGGGGAAATATAGCAAGTTCTTGTCAGACCCTCAATGCGAACACTTCAAATTAAGGGGCAATGGCTAAAAGGCAGAAAGTAAAGCGATTTTCGGTGCAGACATTCGATGCCGCACATTACAGGCAAACGGAGCAATACACGCAAGCCGTTGATGCTTTGTTTGACAAGGCGACCGCCGAAATAGCAAGGGCGGCGGCAAAGGGCAAATATGACCCCGACAAGCCGTTTTCTTTCGATGATTACCCAAGTGTCAAGGCGGTTATGCAAAGTGTCACCAAGCAACTTGCAAGCCGCATTACAACGGTTATTGAAACGGGGTCAAAGAAGCAATGGTTGTTTGCTTGCGGCAAGAATGATGGCTTCATTTCCTCAATACTTGATACATCCAAGTTGAGCAAGGCGCAATTGAAAAAGATGCAAGACCAAAATTTGGATGCCTTGAAAACCTTTCAAGGGCGCAAGGTTGAGGGAATGAACCTTTCACAACGTGTTTGGAAGTATGTTGGACAATACCGTGAACAACTTGAAGCCGCACTTGATGCCGGGTTGGGTGAGGGTCGAAGTGCGGCACAACTTTCACGGGATGTCCGGCAGAACCTGAAAGACCCCAACCGATTGTTCCGGCGTGTCCGTGACAAACGGGGCAACCTTGTGTTGTCGAAAGCGGCAAAGGCATTTCACCCCGGACGGGGCGTTTACAGGTCAAGCGCAAAGAATGCCGCCCGGCTTACACGGTCTGAAATCAATATGGCATACCGTGAAAGCGATTATTTGCGTTGGCAAAGCCTTGATTTTGTCGTGGGGTTTGAGGTCAAAAGGTCAAACCATGAACCTTTGTGCAAGTGTGACATTTGCGAGAAGCTGAAAGGGCGTTATCCAAAGCATTTCAAGTTCAAGGGCTGGCACCCGCAATGTATGTGTTACGCCGTGCCAATCCTGATGGATGAAGAAACCTTTGATGAAAATGAGTTGGGCGACCTCAAAGCGGCATTGCGTGGCACTCAATACAAGCGTTTGGAAGCAAAGAATGTCGTTGTCGATGTGCCGGACGGCTTCAAAGAGTGGGTCAAGGAACATGAAGAAGCGCAAGCAAATTGGAGTTCCACACCTTATTTCATCAAAGACAACTTCACGGACGGCAAGTTATCCAAGGGGTTGAACTTTGAAACCAAGAAGCAAATTGACCCGGTACAACAGCAGCTTAACGCCCTTATGCCACAAATCACCCAAGCAAGGATGTTGGCAAGCAAGTGGGGCTTGACCGTTCAATTGCAAATGCTTGACAAGTATGTTGCCGAAAAGGATATTGTAAGAATACCCAACCGAATTGCGACCATTCAACAGAAAGCGGCAGAAATTCAACAAAAGGATGCGGATATTCGTGCCAAGTGCAGCGAATGGGGCTTGAATACATACATTCTTGACGATGCAATGAAAACGCCTGATTCAAGCAACATCTTACGGGCGATTGACGAATTGGAAAAACGTGTTGAAAATGCCAAGCAAGAATATAAGGCATTCATCAATGATGCTAATGAAGCGGTCAAAGAAGCCCGGAAGTACAAGATTGACGTTTCCGATATGCTGCAATTGATTGCCACCATTACAGGCGACAAACGGGAATGGATTATGTCAAAGGCTTCATGCAAAGACACTTTGGTTAAATTCCAACAGGAAATCCAAAAGGCAGTTGATGCAGCCAAAGGCAAAAGTGGCAAGGATATTCCACATAGAGCCGTTAAGACCGACTATAAGACGGATGCGGATGTTGATGAAACTTTCAAATCCATCAATGCAGAATTTACAACCGACAAATGGTTTGCTAATGGTGATTTGAAGTTGTCGCCTACAACCCGGCGTGGCGTTAATGGTGACACATACATGGATGGTCGGATAAGGCTTACCCCCGACAGATTGCAGCGTGTTAAGTCGGCATTGGCTAAAATCGGGCAAGGCAAGTCGGACACCATAACAGACCTTGAAGCCGATGCAATGGCGACATTATGGCATGAGATTACCCACAACCGCAATGTTCCGGGAAATATGTACACAACAAGCATTCAAACCGATGTGATGGAAATGATGAATGAATTTGTGGCAAGAAAGACTTTGCCGGAATTTTATTCTAAATTGGGTTGTGCCAAGACACCACAACCACAATTTATCAACAATCGAGATTCAACGGGCTACAATCGCCGTGTGCTTGGGTATGATTTCGTTATTCAAAAACTTGGTCTTGACCCTGACAAGGTGTTACAATCGGCAAAAAAGAATCTGTTTGCATTGAAGTATTCAGAGCAAGAAACAACGGCAATCCAAGCATTATTGGATGGCGGACTTGATACATTCAAGGGTGCTAATGGCAAAAAGATAGGCAAGGCACAATTGAAGAAGATTGTTGCGATGTGTCGGAGAGGTACAAGCACAACAACCATAGAAAACTACCTTAAAAATGAGGGAATTATAAAGTAATTTTGCATTATGAACCATTCAAATAACAACATTATGGATTATTCAAACTTAAAAAACAAGACGATTTATGATTTCTGCAATGATGAAAGCATAATCAATGATTTGGTCGTGTCAAAGGAAGATTTCTTTCGCGACTTGGAAGAATACCCCCTACTTAATGCCCACGTCTTGATTGAGTATGCAGAAATGACCAACAATGATGAATTGTTGCAAGCCGTGCAAAGTCAGTATAAGGCGGAACTTGAAGCGGAAAACAACGAATGAAAGGGAAAGGGGCATTAAGCCCCAATCCCTTTTATTTTGGCGGTTTGCGGTTGGTTTTCTTTCTGTGTATTATGCCCCGATAGATGATGCACTTGTCATTCCGATACGGCTTGTTTTCGGAAATTCCGAAAGACCACAACCGTGACTTTGACACGCCCAATTCAACAAGCGTAAACTTGTCGAATATGGCGGTGATAGACCCGAAATAATGGTTGTTATTATCGCCAAAACATACGTGATATATTGTATTGCCGTTCATTGCTCATTTAATATTGTTTCAAGTTCATCAATAGCCAAGTTGAGTTTTTTTATACGCCTTTTCCAATACCACCTTGTAATGAAAGATGCTTTTTCGTATTTGCAAACAAGACGTTCAAGTTCACTGACAACAGCCGATGCGGTAACGGTACGAATGGCAGACGAACAACACTTGGCGGCTTCTTCACTTGCTTTCCCAAATTCGGCAAACGCATTTGCAAGGTTGTTTGCAAAATCATTTGTGAATTGTTCAACCCCTTTCACGTCAATATTTTCTTTGTGTTCCATATTATTTTGCACTAAAATCAAACCATTCACGCGGCGAATTAAATGCCGCCTTTTTTACTTGCCGATAAAATGCTTTGTTCAACTTGCGCAACCTTGCCAAGTATTCGTGCGGATGCCAACGGAAGTTGGGCATTACTTCGTTGTTTGCGCCATAAATACCGCCTTGTTTCGGCTCAAAATGGGCAAAGGCAACCAAATGCCCATCCTTGACGAAAACAACGTCTTTGACGGCTTTATTTTTCAATGTAAATGCCTTGCATCCGTTGTAATACTCAACAATCTTGCGTTGTTGTTCCATTGCAGCTTTGATGTTTTCCGCTTTCTTGCGCCGGAACGCCCACATATTTTGGGCGACCTTGTGCCGATATTCTGCAACATTGATGGGGGCTTCCCCGGTCGCCATGTCATAAGGCAGCAATCCGACCGCAAACATCCGTACCGCACGGGCGAAATTCTCTTTGTCAATGACCTTTTCGTGAAGTTCTTTCACAAAATCCACCGTCAAGCCATATTTGCTTGCGAGTGCTTCAAAATTAATCTTTTCCATTTTGATTATATTGATGTTAATCTATTACTTGGGGTATTGTTTCATAATCTTTGGGGGTCGCTGGTGCAATGTCAATCCATCCAATCCCGATGTATTGTTTGACCATTCCGTTAAGAATTACTTTATAATCCGCCTTAACAACACATTCAGGCGGATTTACAGACATTTTTACTTTGTTGAGTTCAGAAAGTTTTATGGTTATCATAATTAAAAAGATTTTGTTGATTACGTTTGTTGGAAAGCCAATCGGCGGCATTTTCATTTGAAATCCACCATTCAAAGACTTGTTCGGGTGAATCGAAGTTTGAATAATTCCCGGTTTGCGCCATTAGTTCACGTATTGCCCTTATATAAACCTTTTCGGCAAAACGTGGGAACAATTCAAGTTCTTTTCTTTTCTCTTTGACGGATGCCATTGGGCAAAACATACATCCGATGCGATGAAACCCCATGTCGTACAAATCACAATACGGCATATTATTTCCCTTGATGAAATCCCAAACATCCTTGTCTGACCATTCAAATATGGGCGAAATAACCACTTTGTCTTTTCCATTTACGCAATAGATTTTCGTTTTGGTATCTGTTTCAAAAAGTTGTTCGCCGCCCTTGATTGTATGCAATTGTCCGTCATGTATTTCATAACCGATACGTTGCCCCAATACTTCTACATTGTGCCGCTTTGCCCGTCGGCTTGATTCGGCTTTGCGTATGCCCAAGCAAGTACACGTACCCCCCCCCCGCTTGTTCTTTTAGGAACGCACAACAAAACCTTGCTTGTCGTGTCGGCAACATTTTCTTCTTCAAAATTAGTTGGCGCATATTCAGTTTGGGCAAGTTCAAACGGACTTGCGGATAATTGGTGCGTACAAACTTCATCAAATTGGGAGAATCAACGGTTGTGACTTGCATTTCCGCATGATGCTTGACACCTGACATTTCGACAAGGGCAAGCAATACTTGTGAATCCTTGCCGCCGGAAAAGGCGACATGGAAGCCATTTTCATTCATCCGCAATGCGAGTTTTTCAGCATTACGGATGAATTTTATTGCCTTTCGTTCAAGTTCAATCAAACGATTATTCATTGGTTGTGTATTATAGTAAAACACTTAAAATCAAAACAAAGTCCATCTTGTTTCAAAAGAACACCGTTCAACTTCATTGTGCCTGACGTATTCGCCACACTCTATGAGTTTGGGAATGTATGCTTTGGGAATAATGACCCCAAAGCCTTTGCCCTTTTCGGGATAGACACTAATACATGAGCCACACCCCTTGATATACCCTATCTTGAAGTAATCACTTGAACCATTCCATCCATCATAATACGAAAGGACTTTGCCGATAAGTGCTTGTTTTATTTCCTTGATTAACATTGTTGCAGGATTTAGAGTTGGTAAATGTTGATAGTGGTGTTATCTTCTTCAAAAGAAAGTGTGTAAGTGGGTTTGATGCCCGTTCTATCCATAAAAGGCATTAAGGAATCCGGGGCTACATACACATACACAAATTGCCCTTGAAGTGCGAAAGATTCTTTTGTGCCGAAATAGTCTTGTGTGTCGGCAATGTCTTGGCAAAGCCCCCATGTTGAATTGTCGATGCCCTCACGATTGATTGCATCAAACAGGTTGAAAATTGATTGTTCCATTGTTGCGTAATTTTTAATGTTGCATTGTGTTTTATAGTAACACACCGCAAAAGTAATGATTATATTTAATAAAACAAGTATTCAACCCCAATAAAATGCACTTGCAATGCAAAATGTGGATAAATCAAGGATAAGTCAATATATGTTTTAATGTGTATTATAGTAAAACACATTACTTTTACGCATGATTTGTGAACTTATAAAAAGATTATCGGAATGAAAGAAAGAATTTTAGCATTACTGATTGCAAAGTTTTCAGGCGTGCGAAAGGACGGTTTGACAGCATTGGCACGTTCACTTGCGTTACAATGCACAACCGAAGATGAAGCGAAAGCCCTTGTGGATAAACTCACCGATGCGCAAGTGGGCGAATTTGTCAAGGAGTATCGCGCCGATGTGGATAAGGAAGTGTCCGACAGCAACAAAACCTTTGAAACGAACTTGAAAAAGAAGTATGACTTCGTGGATAAGGGCAAAAAGGTTGAACCCGGCGACCCAAAGCCCGACCCGAACGATATTTCAGAAGTGGTGAAAGCAGCGGTTGCGGAAGCCGTCAAGCCGTTTCAAGAAAAATTGTCAGGCTATGAGCGTGACAACATTGCAAAGTCAAGGCTTCAATCATTGAACGAAAAGTTGGCGAATTGCAAGGATGAGAATTTCAAGAACCAAACCTTGAAAGACTTTGCCCGCATGAAGTTCGACACGGACGATGACTTCAACGAATACTTGGCGGAAAAGGAAAAGGACATTGCCACGGCAAATCAAAACAAGGCTGATATTGATTTGAGCAATTCCGGCGGAAGCCCGCTATTCGCCCAAAAGGAAGAAAGCGGTATTTCAAAAGGCGTTGCCGATTTCATTAACAGCCAAAAGCCCGAAAACAACGTGTTCACGGGCAAAGATGTTTAACACCTAATTCATCAAAGCAATGGGATTGAGAATTGACCGTAAAAAGGACAACCGTGTTGTGAAGTGTATTCTTCATCGTGTTGCAGATATACCCGGTGGCGTTACCGTCAAGGTCGCAAACTTGGGTGGCACGGGGTTGTTCGAGGGAACACCCCTTGGCGTTGGTTCTGATGGATTGTTTGAAGTCTGCAAGACCGCACAGATATTGACGGAAGCGATTGAAACCGCAACCACGTATGAGGTTGCCAAAGGACACCACTTCAAAGTTGGTGACAGGTTCGCAACCGATGCTTGCAATGGTCAGCAGATAACGGCAATTGACAAGTCAGACCCGGCAAAGGATGTTATCACCGTTAGAACGACCCTTGGTGCGGTCGTCAAGGCTGGAACTTGTGCGTTTGAATCGAGTGGAGCAAACAAGACATTGAAAGTGACCCCGGTTGCAATAGCCGGGTCGAATGAAGATGTCAAGGATGGCGACAACTTGTTTGTAAGTGCATGGGTTATCGGCGTTGTGCGAGGAGCAACCGCACCCATAGTAAATGCCGCTATCAAGTCGGCATTAAAGACAATCGCTTATGTGTAACCCCTAAAAGCAAACCGATATGCAAAAATCATTGATGGTTGGGTTGAATGAAAAGGACATGGAAGCCGTAATCCGCACTTACGACCTCAAAGATTACTATTATCCAACCCTTTTCCCACTCAAAGAAACAAATACTTTGACGTGGAAGATGCTTGAAGCGCAATCCGGCTTGAAGATTGCCGCCGACCTTGTGTCAAGGGGTGCGACAATTTCACGCAAGACCCGTGAAGCGATTTCACGCATTCAGGGCGATATACCAAAAATCGCCATATCACGAGAGAAGAACGAAGATGAATTGACCGAATATGACATAATGGTCGCAATGTCGAGCAGCAACCCCGATTTGCGTGCCCTTGTCGAGTTTTGGGCGGAAGATACCAAGTATTGTTGGGATGGCGTTGCAGCCCGTGCGGAATGGATTGCATTGCGCCAAATTTCGCTTGGAAAGGTCAAGTTCACCAATTCCGACAATGCGGCGGTCGTTACCGAATATGACGTTGATTATCTGATTCCGGCGGAACAGAAGATTGGCGTTGAAACGGCATACACGAGCGGCACAGGCGCAAAACCGCTTACCAAGGACATTCCAAAGGCGATGAAACTTGGCAAGAAGTTGTTTGGCGCAACGTACAAGTTCGCATTTATGAATGTTGATACTTTTGAAAAATTCGCTTCACAGGAAGAAGTTTGGAAGAAGTGTTCATCCTACATTCAGAATGCAACGGGAACGCAGGATGCGCCCGATTTGGCGACCGTGAACGCATATCTTGCCAAGAAGAAAGAACTTTACCGTGGCTTGCAGATAATCGTGATTGACCAAGAAATCACAATTGAACTTGCCGATGGTTCACGCATTACTTCAAATCCGTTTGAAGATGATGTTGTTCTTTTCTCTGAAAGCAAGGTGCTTGGAAACACCTATTGGAAGAAGCCGATTGACGCAAAGAAGTTGCCCGGAAGCGTTGCCGAAAAGGTAATGCACGGTCATACGCTGGTCAAGAAGTATTCCAATGAATCGCCCGTTCAGGAAGTCACGGAGGGAATCGCCAACTTGTTCCCGGCTTGGAATCTTTCAGGTCGAAGCGTGTTGATGCAGACCAATGCGACAACTTGGAATAAGAACTAACATTCGCCGTTGGGGTGCATAACACACCCTAACGGCTTTGCAAGACAAAAAGGAGTATGACAAACAAGGAGTATTTGACCAAAGCATTGAACGGACTTAACCTTTCGGAAGATGATATTGACATTATCGTTCTTAAAGGTGGTCTTGAAGCGGAATCCGATGTGGATGTAAGGGCGTGTGACACGGCGGTTTATAACCGTATGTCCGTAATCCTTAAAGGAATGACCCAAAACGTATCGGAGGGCGGATATTCTATATCATGGAATATGGATGCCGTCAAACTCTTTTATGCCGCCTTGTGCAATGAGTTGGGCAAAGAAAATGTGCTTGTCGCACGCCCCAAGATTCGCAACCGTTCAAACATTTGGTAATATGGCATTCGTGAAGCAATATCCGCATTTCCTATTTATCGAAGAAGCCGGGGAATCCATACAGGATGCAAACGGCAATTGGACGGAATGTGAAGTGTCGCGCAAGTTCATTTCGATGTGCCGTGAAGAATCGGACGGCAAAGGCACGGAATTTCAGGTTGCCGAGGGTGAATACCAAAAGGCAACATCTGTTATCCAATGCCCCAAAACTTGCCCAATGGTTGCCAAAGGTGCGAAAGTGATAATTGCAAACGACAAGGGTTGTTCGGACATAAGGATTGCCGGAATATGCTTGAATTTCGACCCGTCACAACTTCATTCAAGGCTATGGCTATAAAGGCAAACTTTACAAAAGAAGATGTCAAGAAAAGGTTTGATGCTTTCCTTGATATGGTCGAGCAAAAGCAAATCGCAAGGCTGCAAAGGCTTGGCGAAATGTGCTTGACGGAAGCAAGGAACAACAAAGGCTACATGATGCAAACGGGGGCATTGACTTCATCCACCGGGTATCAAGTTTTTGTTGATGGTGTCGCCATTCATAGCCAATTTGATGCGGCGAGCGGTGCGGAAAGCGAAGCAGCGGCAAGGGGCATGAAGTCTGGTCAGACAATCGCCGAAAAGGTCGGAAAGGAAACAAAGGGTGTTGCCCTTGTTGTGGTCGCCGGAATGAATTATGCCGCTTACGTGGAAGCAAAGGGTTACAATGTCCTATCAAGTGCCGAACATCTTGCAGAGCGGGAATTGCCCCGAATGCTTGAAAAACTGATTACGAACATTAAACGTGCAGCCGAATAATGAAATCTACATTTGACACGGATGGAATCTTGTTTTCATTGCTCAATGGCAAAACATCCATTAAGGGTGGTTGCTATGTGCGTGATGAACGCCCGGAAAATTCAGTTGATGAAGATATTGTCGTGAACACCGTTGATTTGGGGCAAGACAGCTTGCCGCAAATTGGCACGTCAAACATCAACATCTATACGCCGGACACCCCCAAGAAGATAAAAGGGAAAATGCAGGTTTCAGAAAACGGCACACGTTTGAAAGCCTTGACGGATGAAGTCTTGGCGATTGTGAGAAGTGCGAACATCAAAGGGTTGAAGATGCGACCCGGCACAATGTCAATCATGTATGAGCCGAACACCAAACAACACTTTGCTAACATTCGCATTGATTGGAACATTCAAATTGATTAAAAGTTATGGCAGAAAGAACATCTTTGATAACCCTTGGTCTTTGCCAAATCAAGGTTGGAACGGCAGCACCCAATGGAACAATGCCGTCCGAGTTAAACAAAATCGGCAAGACTTACAAGAATACTTGTAAGATTGCACAGGCAACGGCGGACGTGACGGAACATTTCGAGGAAGGCATGGCAGCCCCGGAAGTGCGCAAGAAGTCACGCAAAATCCCGACCCTGACATTCTCAATCATGGATGCCAACGTGCAAGATTTGATTGATTATGTCGGCGGTACAAATGTGGGCGATTCGTCCAATCCCAAGTGGGGTTATGATGGCAATGAAGTTGTCGCAAACAAGGCAATTTTCGTTGAATCTGAACAGGGGTTGGACTTTGAGATTCCCAACGGCGACATTGAAGCGGTCATAAATGCGGATATGTCGGCGGCAGGAATTTTCCTTGTGGACTTCACCGTTACCCCGATGGCGGTTACAGCCGGAAAAGCCATTCGCGGCGTGCCGAAAGCCAAGGCGTAATTCGGGGTGCATTGATTGTTTAATACAAAAACCCGAAGCCCCCGGAGTGTGACAACTTACGGGGGCTTCTTACTTTCAGAGATTATGAATGACGAAAAGAAACAACTTGAACAAGAACGCAACGAGTTGAACACCCTTATCAACAAGGGCGTGACATTCGAGGTGAAAGATACCGAATTTGAGGTGGAGAAAAGATTTTTTGGTCTGATAAGGCGATATAAGCCCAAGGAGGTGACACGCACATTCAGAATCGAAGAAATGACCCTTGCCACCCTTGACCGCATAACATCCGAATTGGTGGAAATAGCCATTGATGAAAATGAAATGAAGTCGGCGGACACGGACAGCATGAAGATGGCAAGGACACTTGCCCACAAGCATTCTTTGCGGTGTGCAAGAATAATTGCCATTGCGGTGCTTGGCGAAGATAGGTTGGTTGCAAAACCCGGCAAGGGTGGTATAAGATGGATTGAGGACACGAAGAAACTTGATGAATTGACTTCTTTGTTCGCCCGTAAAATCAAACCGTCAATCCTATACAAGTTATATGTACTTGTCAATACGATGGGCAATCTTGGGGATTTTATGAACTCTATTCGATTGATTTCAACAGAAAGAACCACGATGCCGATTCGGATAGAGGAAAACAACGAGGGTTAAACAGTCCACACGGTCGCCGGGGTGCAATATGTGAGCATTTCGGATGGACTTACGACTACTTGTTACACGGCATTCCGTGGTCGGTTGTTCAAAGGATGATGATTGATGCACCGGGCTATGATTTGGATGATGGCAAGGAAACGGAAATTCAATTGTCAGAGGACAACAGCGAACAAATTATGAACTACATTAACAGCATGATGTAATATGGCAGAAATAGACGGTGGGTCATTATCTTTCAAATCCATTTTAGACAATGGTCAGCTTAATGCGGCTATTGACGAAACATTGCGGCGTGTGCAAGGCTTTTCGGATGCCGTTGCCGGAAGTGGCGATGTGATGGATAAGACCACACAAGAAATGGTCGAGTGTATCGAGATTCAACGCAAGGTGATTCAGGATTTGGAAAATTCATACAATGACCTGACCGCCAAAATAAACGCAATTGAACCGGGCGATGCACAAAATCAACTTATCGAACAAGCCAATTCGGTAAAACAAGAATTGGATGCCGAAAAGCAAGGTCTTGTCGATTTGATGAACGAATTGAACAATTTGCAAAGGACAACGAGCGGTGCGGCTTCAAGCCTTGACCAAATACGTGTGACACTTGGGCAAATTGGTGCGGCGTGTGAGGAACACGAACAAGCGATTGCAAAGTTGAGTGCCGAATATGACCGTGTTAGTCATGCGGCAAGCGATGCTTTCATGTCCGGGCGTGATGATGATTACCGTGCCTTACAAGACCGTGCGGATGCAATCAAAGGTGAAGTGACGGTTCGTAAGCAACTTTTGAATGAGTTGCGCAACCAATCAAACGCATTGGAAGATGAAGCGCAAAAGATTGAAAAGGCGGCACAGGAAGCCGAAAATGCGGCACAATCCCACGTGTCTTTCCGTACCCGCTTGCGTGAAGTGCGTGAAGAATTGATGCAATTGGAACTTGCGGGCGACACAAGTTCCGAAAGATACAAGCAACTTCAAGCACAAATGGGCGAATTGTCGGAAGCGATGGATGCCGTCACCACCCAACAAAATATGTTGAAGCGAGGTGAAAGGATGTGGGATGGTTTGTTGTCGGGGCTTTCGGGCGTTTCAGGCGCATTTTCGGCGGCACAAGGTGCGGTAGCCTTGTTTAGCGGTGAAAACGAGAATCTGCAAAAGATAATGCTTAAAGTGCAGTCCTTAATGGCGGTCACAATCGGACTTAAAGAAGTGCAACTTGCCCTTGATAAAGATGAAGCATTCCAACTTGTAACCATCAACGGGTTGAAAGAATGGTGGAACAAATTATTGGCGGTCGGCAGGGGTGAACAAGTTGCATCAACAGCGGCGACCGTTGCAGATACCACCGCAACCATTGCGGACACGGCGGCAACAGCCGCCAATACAGCCGCACAACAAGCAAATACGGCGGCACAAACCGGGAACACGGTTGCCCAAGGAGCAAACACGGTCGCAACCGGGGCGCAAACCGCAGCGGCGGTCGCTGGTACGGCTGCAAATATAGGTCTTGCCGGGGCTTTCCGTATGGTCGGGGCGGCTATTAAGTCAATCCCGGTGTTCGGATGGATTGCAGCCGCATTGTCGGCTTTGGTTGGCGTTATTGTTCACTTTGTCAGCAAGGCGAATGAGGGCAAGAAAGCGGCACAGGAATTTTATAAATCCCTTGCCGAAAACGCATATAAGCCTATTGCCACAATTGAAGATTTGTCCTTGAAGTGGAATGCCCTTGGCGATGATTTGGACGCAAAAAAGAAGTTTATTGAGGAAAACAAAGCGGCTTTTGACGAATTGGGCGTTTCCATCAATGGCGTAACGGATGCGGAAAACTTGCTTATCAACAAAAAGCAAGCCTTTATCAATGCACAAATTGAAAAGGCAAAAGCCTTGGTCTATCTTCAACAAGCACAAGAAAAGGTAAAAATCTTGTTGGAACAAGAACAAGCATACAATGCCATGCCGGACACCGTGACAAAGAATGTGCCTTATGGTGAAGCGGCTAATGGCGCAATCTTATTCAAGCAAATAGAGGTTGCCAATGAAGCCAAAGCGGAAGCAAAAACACAACTTGACGCATTGAGGGCTGAAATAACCAAAGGATTTGAAAATGCCGCCACCGCTGAATCTAATGGTTTTAATATGCTAAAACAAGCCGGGATTGATGCGACCAAGACTTATGCGGATGGTACTTTGGGGGCAATCGAACAAGCCATTCAGGTAAAGCAAGAAGCCTTAAAGAATCTGACAAGCAATGCGGAATACAAAACCGCCATGCGGGAAATCGAAAAGCTGCAAAAGCAAGCCGATGCGATAACCGGGCGAAAGACAACAACCACAAGCAACAAAAACACCAACACACAAGACCCATTCATTGAGAAACTGAATAAATATAGGTCAGAATATCAAAGGTTTCAAAAATGGGTTAATTCAGGCGATGAAGTGCTTGTCCGTTCTGCAAACCAAGAGTTTTCCAAATTGCTTGCAGAGGGGGCGACATACATTGATTACTTGAAGAATCAACGTGACCAAATTTTGGCGGTCGATGTGGCGAACCGTTCAAAAGAACAAAACAAGCAATTGCGCCAACTCAATGATGCCATTGCAGAGGAAACACGGACAACCGTATTGGAAGCATTCAACGAAGAATTGAATGCCCAATTGACCAATGCACGAACCGTCCTTGATATGCTCAATATCATTGAGCAGAAACGCAAGGAATTGTCCGGCGATGGAACGGAACTTGACAATGCCAAGGCGGATGCCCTCAATGAAGCGGAAGAAAACGCCCAAGACCAATTAAGGCAGGAAACGGAATCATTGCTTGAAGAATATGCTTCTTATGTCGAGCAAAAACGCCGTCTTGAACAACAATTCAATGATGATGTTGCCTTGATGATGCGTGAACGTGAAAAGGCGACAACGGATGCGCAACGTGCGGAAATTGACAATGCCATTCAAAACAGGACAAACCAATACAATAAGGATGTCCGAAACATTGGCGGTGTCGATTATGATGCGATGCTTGCCGAATATGGCACGTTTGAGGAACGCAAGCAAGCAATCATTGATGATTATGACGAAAAGCGGCGTGCGGCACAGGAAGCCGGGAACACGGAAATGGTCGAAGCGATAGACCGTGCGCAAGCACAGGCACTTTCAAAATTCGCCCTTGACGAATTGCAAGCACACCCGGATTGGGAATTGATGTTTGGCGACCTTGACGAAATAAGCACCAAGAAACTTCAAGAATTGATTGATAAAATCAACAATCTTGATGGGGCTTACCTTGGTATCGAGTTTGACCCGAAAGACCTTGAAACCCTCAAAAACAAAATCAAGGAAATGCAGAACGAAATACGGGAACGCAACCCGTTCAAGTCGTTGATTTCCTCAATCAAGGAATATGGCAAGGCGGCGGATGATGAAAGCAAGAAAAAAGCCTTGACGAATATGTTTGAAAGCGCAAGCGGGGCGATTGACCTTGTGGGTGGTGCATTTGATGCGGTAACGTCCGGGCTTGAAAAAATGGGTGTCACGATGGATGAGCAAACGCAAGCCATTATCGGTGACATTGGCGGCATATTGGATGGAGCGGGTCAGGTTGCAAGCGGTATCGCAACGGGCAACCCTTTGTCTATCATTCAAGGTTCAATCGGCTTGCTTTCATCCGCATTTGACTTGTTCAACAGCCGTGACAGAAAGGCGGAAAAGTCAATCAAGCGACACCAAGAAGCAATCGACAAGCTGAAAGCGTCTTATGAACAACTTGAATGGGCGGTTGATAAGGCTTTGGGTGCGGAAGTGTACAACAACCAAATGGGCTTGATTCACAACATGGAACAACAACAAGCCCATTTGCGTGGCATGATTAGCGATGAACAATCAAAGAAGAAAACCGACAATGGGAAAATCCAAGATTACCAAAACCAAATAGCGGAACTTGACCGACAAATTCAAGATATGTATGACGAAATCGCCAATGACATATTGCAGACCAACGCAAAGGATTTTGCATCAACATTGGCGGATTCCCTTACGGAAGCATTCAAGGCTGGTGAAGATGCGGCGAATGCCTTTGAACAAACGGTTAATGAAGTCTTGCAAAATGCCATTGTAAACCAATTGAAAAAGAAGTTTCTTGAAAACCAATTGCAAAGCGCATTGGATAGCCTTTACACCGATATGGGGTATTGGTCGGGTGACAACTTCATTTTTGATGGTCTGACGGATGCCGAGATTGCAGATTTCAAAGCCAAAGTTCAAGCGGCGGCGAACAACTACAATCAAGCATTGGATGTTTACAAGGATTTGTTCAAAGACTTGGAGATTGACGATGATTCGGAAGATTCATTGACAGGTGCGGTAAAAGGCGTAACAGAAGAAACCGCCGACATTATCGCCGGGCAAATGAACGCAATCCGAATAAACCAAATGGAAGCAACACAAGTCTTGCGGCAATCGCTGCAAGCCTTGAACACCATTGCGAACAATACGGCTTACAATCGGTTGCTTCAAGATATTCTTTCGGCGGTCAGAGAATTGCAACGCCCAAGTGGTGATTCTTTGAGGTCGCAAGGTTTGTCATAATCGAATATGTTTCACTATAAAACAAAATGATATGGATTTAGCGAAAGAACTTGCAAGGCAAGCAAAGAAAAAAGGCATTTGCAAACCGTGGTACAATGAATTGAAGTCATTGAACGGTGACAATATAAATGCGATGGCGCAAATGTATTTGAAAGGCATTGATTTTTGCCTTGCCAATGATTACCCCGACAACGGCTTCATTAGAACGCATTTCAAGGGCAAAATGGAACAATACGGGGTTTTCCTTGACGATGATATAAAAATCGAAAATAAGCCCAAATGCGTGTGTCTTGGGGCGACTTGTGGGCGTATCGAAATAACCGGGTTCAACGTGTGCGAGATATACGCCAAGCACAATGCCAAATTGAATGTCATTGCAAAAGACAATGCCTTTGTGGTCATTGATGTATTTGATGATGCCGTTGTCAATGTTTGCGCAAGCGACCGGGCGAAAGTGTGCGTAAATCATTATGTCGGCAATGGTCAGGTAATCAAATATGCAATGGATGATGCAACTATAAAAGTCATAGAGAAACAGAAAAAAACTTATTGATATGGATGCGAACAACATAATTCTTCAAATGCCATTTGATGAAAGTGACGGTTCTTTGGTGGCGTATGATTATAGCCAAAACCGTGCGGATGGGGCGGTCAATGGGGCGCATTTCGTCACAGGTAAAAACGGCAATGCAATTTCTTTTGCCGGGTCAGACACTTGCGAGGTGTCAAAAGCGGTGTTCCCTAACATGACAATCGACTTTACGATGATGATGTGGGTTCAAAACCGTGAAGCCGAATTGGGTTCACCTCAAAAGTTGATATGGGTACTTAACTTTTCCGGGCTGAAAAACTATGTTGAAGTATCCATTGAAGCCAAACCCGGTTCGTGGTTTTCGCTTGCTTTGACAAAAAAGTCGGGTGTGTTCAATTTTTACGTCAATTCCTCACTTGTCAAGACCGTGAACAATTCCGGCACATTGCTTGGCGTGTCCTTGAATCAAGACTATTACGGCGGTTCATGGGGCTTTGGCTTATTGGATGATGTGAAGTTTTACAACCTTGCCTTGACACAAGCCGAACTTATCAATGAAATGTCAAGCAACAAGCAACAAGGGTATTTGCTTGACGGCGTAAATTTCAAAGAATATGGCGTATATGTGTCTGGGTCGGACGGCGTGTTGAACCGCCCGAAATTAAAGACCCCGGCTTCTTTGTCTTGGGATAATTATCACGGTGAAAGTGTTGATTTGATGCACAAGTTTTATGAACCACGTGATATAACCTTGTCATGCTTTGTCAAGGCAGATTCAAAGATGGATTTTATCCGAAAGGTATCTTCTTTCCAACAACAGCTTGACAAGACAGGAACAAACCGCCTTACAATTGACATTCACCCGGTAAAGCCATTGATTTATGAAGTGTATTGCAAAGACGCAATCGAAATCACAAAAGAATGGAATGATGAATTGATGGTTGGCACGTTCAAATTGAAGTTGGTTGAGCCTGAACCCGTGAAGCGTGTATTGAAGCATATCCGGGTGGGTGAATCAACAAAGACTTGCACCGTCAAATTGACCTCAAACAAATATGTGAACATCTATTGGGGTGATGGAAGTGTCGATTATGACATTTGCGGCGATGAAGTGGAAATAACCCATGACTATGCCGTGAATGGCGACTATTTCCCGGTAATAACCGGCTGCATTGATGAAATATCATTGTTTGAAACAAATGCCATTGTCGTATGGGAAAAAATTTAACCAACATATTTATAACGAAAGCAAATGGAAGCCGTGTGCCGATAGCCAACAGGCGCACGGCAACCGACATTTCATCCGCAAAGCAGAATTGGGCATTGAATGCGGAAGATACCGTTTCCATAACCGTTGTGTCGCCATTTCCGCAAACATACGGCATTGGCGATAAGATAACCATATTCGGGCGTGACTACAAATTGAACCGATTGCCAAAGGTCAAGAAAACAGGTATGCACGAATTTCAATATGACTTGGAATTTGAGGGCATACAATATGACCTTTTCCGGGTGACATACGATGTGACCATTGACACGACCACAAATGAATTGCAGGATGTGCAGGGCGACACCCTTACGGGCGACTTGCACCGTTTTATGACCGTCCTTGTTGCAAACGCAAACCGTGTCTTTCCGGGTAAATGGGTGCTTGGCGTATGCCCCGAAACGGCAGGCGACAAGACATTGACATTTGGAGAATCGGACAATTGCTTGTCCGTGTTGCAAAATCTTTGCGGTGAATCCAATTTCAATGTTGAATTTGAGATTGAGCAATCAAATGGGGTCTATACAATCAACCTTTATGAAAAAGTCGGTCAGACCTTGCCATATACATTCCAATATGGCAGGGGGCGTGGTTTGTATGAGCTGACAAGGGAAAATGTATCGTCTGCAAACATTGTCACAAGGTTGAAAGTGTATGGTTCGACGGAAAACATTACTTCAAAATACCGTGCCGACCGCCTTTGCTTGCCGGGTAAGACCAAGGGGCAATCCTATATCGAGAAAGCCGAAATGGTGGCGAAATACGGTATTTTCGAGGGGCGCAAGAATTTTGATGATATAAAGCCGTCCTTTACGGGTACGGTGGAATCCATTGTGTCCGGCAACGTGCTGCAATTCATTGATTCGGACTTTCCTTTCAACCTCAATGAAAAGGAAGCGGACGGGGTGACAACAAAGTATCTTATTGATGGCGTTGCCGCAAAAGTACACTTCAACACGGGCAATCTTGCAGGATATGAATTTGAAATTCACAGTTATGACCATGCGACACATACATTTACGTTGGTAAAGCAAACAGACGACCGGGGCAATGTCTTTCCGTCCGAAACATCATTGGCTTTCCAAATCGGAGTGGGTGACGAATACAAGATACTTGATATTGCCTATCCGTCAAGCATTGAACAAGCGGCGGAAGAAGAATTGGAAGAAACGGGCAACAAGTATTATGACCAAAATTGCCAACCAAAGGTGCAATATGGGTTGAGTGTCACAAAAGCATGGTTGCAAAGCCTTGTTGGAAGTGATGAAACGGTGACAAACGTATTCCAACCGGGCGATTATCTGCATATTGTGGATAATGACATTGACGTGGATAAATCCGTGCGCATACAATCACTTGAAAGGAATATCCTTGACCCTTACGAATACACCCTTACAATATCGGACACCGTGAAAACAACGGTGACAAACCGTGTCATTTCCGACCTTATAGACATTGACAAGGTTATCACCATCAACAACCTTAAAGACCCGGCAAGGGCAAGGGCGAATTGGCGCACAAGCCGCGAATTGTTGAACATGGTGTTTGACCCTGACGGCGATTATTACAGCGACAAGATAAAGCCTTTGTCTATTGATACGCTGGCATTGTCAGTCGGGGCAAAATCAATGCAATTCGGATTGACGAACACGGTGTTTCAACCGAATTATGGCGGCAATTCCAATGTCGTGAAATGGCAAGGCGGTGTCTTGACCCATTACACCATCAACGAAGAAACGGCGGTGTCTTGGGTTATGGCGGATGGCACGGTTACATTAGCAAACAACCAAGCATATTTTCTATATGCAAAATGCGCCAAGAATGGTGATGCCGGAACATTCATATTTTCGACCTCACAAATCAAGGTTGAACAAGATGCCAATTATTATCATTTTCTTGTCGGTACAATTTCGAGCATTGACCCGGAATTGAAAGTTCGTTCATTGTCCTTGACTTATGGTTTTTCAATGATAAACGGTCGCTTCATTAAGACCGGGCGCATTGAATCGGCGGATGGCACGACATATTTTGACTTGGATAATTCCGAAATCGGCGGTCGCATTGTGTTCACTTCAAACGGTCAGGAAAAGACGCTTGAAGAATTGGGAAATGAAGCCCTTGAAAGCAAGAATTTCATCAACAACACCTTGCCGGGGTTGCTTGCCGAAATACAAGCACAGCTTGACGGACAGATTGAACAATTCTTTGAAACATACGACCCGACATTGAACAATGCCCCGGCAAGCGAGTGGACTACAACCCAATTGAAAGACAATCATTTGGGTGACTTGTTCTATAATACCGCAACGGGGGCGGTATTCCGTTTTGTCAAGGAAAATGGCGTTTACAAGTGGTCGGAATTGTCGGATGCGGAAGTGGCACAGGCGATTGCACTTGCAAATGATGCGCTTTCGCTTGCAAAGGAAAAGAACCGCATATTTACGGCAACACCTTACACCCCTTATGAAGTCGGCGATTTGTGGGTTCAAGGTGCAACCGGGGATATTATGCGTTGCATTAGAACAAGGTTGTCCGGCAATTATTCGTCAAGTGATTGGCAAAAGGCAAGCAAATACACCGATAACACGGCATTGAACAACTTTATCAATGGCACATATTCGGATGATATTGCAGACCTGACCACACAGATTGACGGCAAGATTGAAACGTGGTTTCAGACAACCGACCCGGCAGCGAGTTGGACGACAACGGCATTGAAGAAGAAACACGTTGGCGATATGTGGTACAACTCTAATACCCGAACACTTAAAGCGTATCGGGAAATTACGTTGCAAGGCACAGGCGGATTGATTAGAGTATCTTACCAATGGCAAAGTGTCGAAAACCAAACAGCGATTGATGCTTATGAAGCCGCAAGCAAAGCCCAAGACACGGCAGACGGCAAACGGCGTGTGTTCGTTTCAACCCCTTATCCACCTTATGATATTGGTGATTTGTGGGTCAATGGAACGGATTTGAAGCGGTGTGCAGTCAAGCGAACAAGCGGTTCTTACATTGCAACGGATTGGGTCAAGGCGGTATCTTATGACAATACAAAAACGGTCATTGATGGCGGTTTGGTAACGTCCGGCACAATTCAAGTCGCCGGAAGCACATCAACAATTCTTGCGGGTATGACAGGGCAAGGAACGGCGGCAAGTTCCGTGCGCTTTTGGGCGGGTACTTCTTTTGAAAATCGGTCTTATGCCCCGTATCGGGTTATGCAAGACGGGTCGGTTGTGATGGAAAAAGCGACCGTCAAAGGTGAAGCATACATTAACAAAGGCACAATAAACAACGCCGATTTGGATAACGTGGTTATCAACGGAAGCATTGCCAATGCTTTCAAGAACGGTTATTTCAAACTTGGCGGGTCAGAGGGCGGCGGCATGATAGTGTCCACATTGGGATTGCAAAACAACAATAATGTTGTCATTACGGGAACAAGCAGCGGTTGGAATACGGCATTCCAAATACCGTTCACTATGGAATATAGCGGTTTCCGTGCAATCATTATGAATGATTACTTCAATGGGCAAACACCCGTTGGGCAAATCGTAAGCAATAAAGCACCAAGCGGAAAGTATTTTTATGAGAATGGCAGAACGTACAACACATTAACAATTTTGCCTTATGAAGCGGTCGAAATGATAGGACTTGGGGATGATTCCAAATTTTATGGGTGGATTATCTTGCGCCGTTTTTACACAAAGGCAACCAATATGCGTGGATTGCCATTTAAGGTGTCTTATATGGGGATGGTCAATCAATCGGGCGGATTGATAAAGTTGCACCGCTATGACACGGCAACGGTCACGACTTCGAGGATTGGCACAGGGCATTACAGGATTCGGATAAATCCGGGCTTTTCAAGCGTGAACAATTACTTGGTATTCCTTACTTGTGATGCGACAAGCCAAGGTTCGGTCGGCAGATATGCGGCGGTTTATGCCAAAAACGCGAGTTATTTTGACGTTTACACGGGTGATGATTCAAGGGCCAATGATTCGGCATTTTCGTTTATGATTGTGAACACAACAGACTTTACCGGGTAAAAGTTGTACTTGTGTTATCCACAATGTTTTATAGTAAAACAATAACAAGTTAAATTTGCAAACAAAACTTTTTGATTATGAGTGAAACAAGGAGCGGCGAAACGGTGTCCGCACAAATCGGAAAGATGGGAGCGATTGACAATTTGGTTAATGCTGATTTCAGCTTGCCGGACGGTCAATGCTTCAACGTCAAGAATGACGGCACGCAACCCGTGAAACTATCGGTGCAGCTTGCCGGAATGAATGACGGGGAATTTGTCGAAACGCAATTTGATTGCGGTTGGAATCCTGAAATCGTAAAGACGGTGAAGCAAACTTCATTGTCAGGTACTAACTTAAAATGGGGCTATTGATATGGGATTGATTATTGGGGTCGGCAGCACAAAGCCGACATTCGCTTATGATTATTATTACGGCATTGAATGGGATGCCACGGTGTCAAATCCGCACCCGACAAGAATTGGCAAGATGGAACTTCACCAATCCTTGCCGTTGCAAAGTCTTATCCGGCGTTGTATCTTGAAAGACAACGGCGAAGTGAATTATTATCTTCACGCCAATGATTCAACGAAACGTGACACCGGGGCGGCGGCAAACCTTACCGGGGCGGATGGGCAATACATGGATGAATTGCCCGATATGTATGTCCGCTTTGAAACGGACGGCGACAAAAGCCGACATTTGCAGTCCACCGAACCTTTGCCGGGCTTCAAACTTTGGCGCAAAGACTATGTTTCGGCGGTGGAAGCGACCGTTCAGCGTTCAACACAAACATTGTGTGCGGTTGTGAACAAAGATGCGGATTACAGGGGTGGCAACAACGATGCAGAACGTGACGGCACATATCGTTCACAGCTTGGAATGCCCGCAACGGTTATATCTTTGACCAATTTCCGCACATACGCAAGGAAGCGTGGAACGACCGAATGGAATTGCAACTTGTACCAAACACACAAAAAATTGTGGTGGCTTTTTGCCGTTGAGTATTGCACATTCAATTCGCAAGAAGCGTTCAATGCCGAATTGACGGAAGATGGCTATCACCAAGGCGGCTTGGGGTCAGGCGTTACGACCCTTAACAGCACAAAGTGGTCAAACTTCAACGGCTATTATCCGTTTGTTCCTTGCGGCACAACAAACAGCCTTGGCAACAAGACCGGGTATGTAGAATTTACCATGCCATTTGAATATGACGCAAGTGGTGAAGCCAACTACAAGGGTGAATATAGTGCCGCAACCGCATACACCACCGGGCAATATGTTTCGCAAGGTGATTTGCTATACACTTGCAAAGCAAATGCAGCGGCGGGAACGGCATTGACAAACACAACCTATTTCACGCCCGTGACACGCACGGTTGTGCAAGTGCCGTCTTACCGTGGTGTAGAAAACCCGTTTGGGCATATATGGAAGTGGACGGATGGTTGCAAATGTCTTATTCAGAGTGAAGCCGATGGCGGACTTTCTGAATTTTACGTTTGTGACGACCCGGCGGCATTCACAAGTTCCGGCACAACCAACTATGAATTGCGTGGCAACTTGCCAAGAAAAGAGGGGTATGTGAAGAAGATGATTCTTGGTGAGGATGGCGAAATCATGCCGCTTGAAGTCGGTGCGGGTTCGACCACATATTTTTGTGATTACTTCTATACCAACATTCCGGCAAGTGGAGTTTCGGAACGTGGCGTTTTGTTCGGCGGTTCTGCGCATGATGGTGCGAATGCGGGGTTCGTGTATGCGTATGCGAGTAATGCGGCTACGTCTACGAATGCGTATATCGGTTCTCGGCTTTGCTTTTACCCGCAAATCGAAGCG